AACGGAAGCAAACGATAGCAAACGCATACAAACGATAACAAAAATAGCTGATAAAGATAATGTTAAAGTAAAAGATAAAGTAAATATATATAGGCGCTTCGCTCATCTATCTATAACTCAAGATGAATTCGAAAAGTTAAAAGAACAATACACCGAAGAACAAATTAATGATACGCTAGACCAAATCGAAAACTACGCTAAAAACAAAGCCTATAAAAGTTTATATTTGACTGCTAAAAAATGGTTGGATAAAAACAATCCGAAACCAAAAGACGAACCGTTCAAATTTGCTTGGCAATGAAAATAGGAGAAATAATAAAAGACGTTGAAGACGGGGATTGCTATTTTATCGGACAAGTTACCGAAACTAAAAACAATAAAGTAATTAAATACAAGTTGTTAAAGATTATTTGGAGTGGTGAAGAAGACACCGAATGCGAAGACCTAAACACCGAAATTGAACCACGTTGGTGGTATATAGAAAAACACGAATTATGAAAGGATTTAAGATAACAAAAGCACACGAAGTAATAGACGACCTTTTCAGGTATAGAAACAACTACCACGAAAAAGGTAAATACCTTGGATTCGAAGGAATGGATGAGTATTACTCGATGAGTTTAGGAAATTGCACGGATTGGACGGGATTTCCGATGAGCGGTAAAACGCAAGTTCTTATGGAGTGTTTAATGAATACGAGCCGTTTTTATGGTTGGAAACATTTGGTTTATTTTCCCGACGTTGGTTCGAACGTTGAAATTATCGCGGACTTAATTAATAAGAAAACTGGCAAAAGTTTCAACCCAAGTGCTTACAATGTAATTACGGACGATGAAATTTTACAAGCTATTGAATGGATAACGCACCATTTTAAGGTACTAACGCGCGACGATATTAAAGCGAAAATGACACCTATCGAGTTTTGGGATTACGCGGTACAACTAAAAAAAGACGAAGGATTAGAAACGGCTTCGATAGATTCTTGGAAGGATTTAAACCACCCTTATAACGACCACGGGGGTTACGCTCAGTATTTAGAGTTCGTTCTTCCGTATCGTAACCAAATAGCCGAAGATAACGATTTACACTTACATACGATTATCCACCCGAAGTTAACTGAAAAGGAAAACGGAAAACGAAGCGCACCCGTGCCATACGATTTAAAAGGCGGTTCGGAATGGTTTAATTCGGGCAAATGTATGATAACGGTTCATCGCGAAGACCCAACTTATTATAAAGCGGAATTATATTTTAACAAGATTAAGCCACGTTCAAACGGGAAGATAGGAAAACACGAAATATTTTTTGATAAAGAAAAATTAGTTTATTTTGAACAAGAACAACACGGTAACACATTAATTAAAAAATACGCAAAATCAAAATGAAAACAATAAACTCTTTAAGTGGTGGTAAAACATCAAGTTATATGGCGGTACATTACCCTGCTGATTATAATATATTTGCTTTAGTAAGAACTAACGATAAATCTTGTATATTTCCAGATGTTAAATTAAGACAAGTTGTAAGCGACAAAATAGGTCAAGAATTTATTGGAACGTTGGAAGAAAACGAAATAATTTATACAATGTTAGACCTTGAACAATTTATAGGAAAAGAAATAAATTGGGTTACTGGAAAAACTTTTGATGAAATAATTATTAGAGGTAATAAAAAATATCTTCCAAATAAAATGCAACGTTTTTGTACTGTTGAAATGAAAATTTATCCAATAAAAGATTTTTGGTTTAATAATATCAAAGAACCCGTGGAAACAAGAATAGGATTTCGTGCAAATGAAATAAGAAGAATGAAAAATATGTTAGAACGAACTGAAAAGGATGGTTTTGCTTATGATAAATTTATTATAGGAAAACACGAAAGTGGTAGAAACAAATGGAAAAAAATGAAATATCAAAAACCAGTTTTTCCGCTAATTGAGAACCAAATAATGAAAGATACAATAGATAATTTTTGGGTTGATAAACCAGTTCGTTTTGCTTATATGAATAATTGTGTGGGTTGTTTTCATCGAAATGAACTTTTATTAAATCATTTATCCAAAAAAGAATCTATTAAATTTGAATGGTTTGCTAAACAAGAACGAGATACGGCATATAATACAAGAACATTCAAAAATGGAATAACCTACGACAAAATAAAATCTTATAATTTTACTCAAGATTTATTTGATACGGATTTTAATGAATGCGATTCTGGTTATTGCGGATTATAAAAAATAAATATGGACGATTACACAACATTACGAGCGCAGGTTTTACTTTCGCATACTTACTTAAAAATAAAAGGAAGTTTAAACGAAATAAAAGAAAAGAACCCTAATCGAACGGACTTAATAGATTCAATGGAAGAAACGTTAGAGCATATAAACGAATGCAAAATTTATTGGAATCAACTCGAGCAGGAATACCGAGCGTTGCGCCAAAACGCTTATAGATTAGAATTAGTTAACTTGGACTTAAACACGGAAAACAAGCGTTTAGAAGCCATAAATAAAGCCTTAAATTACGAGTAATGAAGTGCAAAAATTGTAAAACCGAATTTACTCCCGTTCGATTTAATCAAAAGTATTGTTTTGATATTGAATGCGTCCGTGTTTGGGTAGAATCTGAAAAGGAAAAACAATGGAAGAATAAAAAAAAGGTATTAAAAGAAGAACTCCAAACCGTTCAAGAATTAACTAAACTTGCTCAAGTGGTATTTAACAAGTACATAAGGATACGGGATAAGAATAAACCTTGTGTAAGTTGCGATAAACCATTAGGAAGTAAATACGACGCAGGTCATTATTTTAGTAGTGGTGGACACAAAGCCGTTACTTTTGACGAAGATAACGTACACGGGCAGTGTGTAACGTGCAACCAACACAAACACGGAAACTTATTGAACTACCAAATCGGAATTCAAAAAAGAATAGGCGCGGATAAATTAATAGAACTCCACGCCAAAGCACACGAAACGCGAAAATTTACACGAGACGAACTCAAAGAAATAATAGAAACCTATAAACAAAAAATAAAAACGTTATGAACGAATCAGTATTATTTAATTACCTAAAGGAAAACTACTTTCCCGACTTGGAGCGAAGCACTAACCAATTTTCAAAGTGGGATTGTTATTCCCCAGCTAAAAAAACACGAATAGAACTAAAATGTAGAAGAAGACACTACGCAAACTTAATTCTTGAAAAAATAAAGTACGTTGATATGATACAACGATACGTAGAACAAGACGAAAAACCTATTTACATAAACTCAACTCCCAACGGAATCTTTGCTTTTGATTTACGTAATATAAAACCGAATTGGATAACCGATAACCGTATGCCACAAACAACGGACTTCGAAAATATAGCGCCTATCGAAAAAACGTACACGCTAATAAATATCGAAGAAGGAAAAAAAATTTAAAAAAAAAATCGAAAAAATTTGCAGATTAAAAAATAGTATTTATATTTGTGTATAATTAAAAACGAAAACGCTATGAAAACAACAGTAAAAATTATTAAAGGAAGAAACAAAAAATACAATAATTTAGTATTTATGATTGAAAATTGCGAAATTTTTTCTGAAACTATTTTGTTTGATTATTTTGAATTTAATAATAAAATTTATAAAGGAACTATTAATACAAGCAACAATAATATGACAATTTGGTTTGGAAGACAAAGCACTATTCAATTTGATGAAATACAAATATTAAACTAATTAAAATAAAAATCGCACAGTATTCGTACGGCGTTGACGGCTCGGAAAGACGAGCATTTTTTTAAAATTAAAAACAAAAAACGTTATGAAACATTTATTTAAATCGTTGGCAGCCTTCCAACAAGAAGCCCCAGTAATTCACAAAAGTACACAAGGCTATGGTTATTCTTACGCAGATTTACCAAAGATTTTTGAAGTAGTTAATCCGTTACTAAAAAAACACGGATTAGGCTTTACGCAATTACTTGACACTAAAGAAGGAATCGATTATATCGCTACGGTTATTTTCCACGTTGAAAGTGGAGAAACGTTAGAATCAAAGGTAGCCATTCCGCAAGTAGAATTAAAAGGTATGAACGACTATCAAAGTTTCGGAAGCGGGGTTACTTACTTCCGTAGATACGCTTTAAGTTCGGCGCTCGGATTAGTTACGGACAAAGATACGGACGCTTCGGGAGAACAAATAAAGAAAAAACCTACCATTGATAACAAAAGATTAGGTAAGGCGTTAGAAATGATTGCAGAAGGAAAATATACCAAGGAAGAATTAATCGAAAAGTTCGAATTAACTGAAGGTCAAACTAAATTACTAGAAAACGTATGAAAGTCCGATGTTCTCAAATTGGTAAGATAATGACTAATCCCCGCAAGTCGGGGGAAGTCCTATCTCAAACGGCTAAATCCTACGTGGAAGAAATCGTATTAAAAGAAAAGTACGGAATACGCAAAGAATTTAGTTCACGTTACACCGACAAAGGAAACGAAGTCGAAGAAGAATCAATAGCGCTCGTTAATGATGTTTTGAATTTTAAGTTTATTTACAAGAACGACGAACACTTTACAAACGATTGGGTAACAGGAACTCCCGACGTAAACACGGACGAAGTATTAATAGACGTTAAAAGTTCTTGGGACGCTTCAACGTTCCCGTGGTTTGAAACTGAGTTACCTAACAAAGATTATTATTATCAGTTGCAAGGGTATATGTGGTTAACGGGTAAAAATGAATCTATTTTAGCTTATTGCCTTATAGACACTCCAAGCGAAATGGTAGAAGACGAAATACGTAGAGCGCATTGGAAGTTTCATTTAATAGATGAATCGCAAGAACTACGCGAAGAAATCGAAGCGAAGCATAAGTTTAGCCACATTCCAAAGAATCGCAGGGTTAAGTATTGGTTTGTACAAAAAGACGAATCAGTAATCGAGCAAATAAAAGAACGTGTCGAATTATGTCGAGAATATTACAACCTATTAATGAAAACCTTATGAACATAACACACGACCAAGAACCAGTTAAACACGAAGACACTATTTTAATTTCGGTTATGACTAAATACCACGAACGCAGCAAACGAGGGATAAAAAAATACGGAACTAATTTAGATAGAAAAGACGTGGATTTAATAGGGTGGCTTAACCACCTTCAAGAAGAACTTATGGATGCGACCTTGTACATAGAAAAACTTAAAAAGGAAATATGAAAGCAAAACTAGAATTTAACCTACCAGACGAAGAAGCGGAATACTATTGCGCAACTAAAGGAAGCGCGATGTTAAACGTTCTTTGGGAAATGCAAGCGGAACTACGTAAACTATGGAAATACGAAGAACTAAACGAAGACGAATTTAATATGGTTGAACGCATAAGAGAAACGTTTTTTAATAGCCTACAAGAACACGAAATAAATTTAAATAAATAACAAATGGAAACAAAAGTAAACACGGGTGCAATCTTTAAAAATGACAAGAAACAAGGTAACCAACCCGACTACCGAGGAAAAG